GCGCTGGGAAAAGCGGCGCGACCGCAACGAAGCGCTCGACTGCCGGATTTACGCGCGGGCCGCTGCCGCCACGCTGCGCATGGAAACCTGGAGCGACAAGCGGTGGAACGAGATCGAGAGCGCACTGCGCGGCGGCGAAGCGATCGGCGGCATACGCATGCCGCGCACGGGCATCCGGCCGCAGTCGCCCATGCCGCAGTTCCGCCCGCTGAGAGCCAACGACAGCTTTTTGGAGTAAGTCATGACACCGTTTCGATCGCCCGCGCCGATGCCGCAAGACATCAAACTGGCGCTGCCCAGGGACCTGACGCCGGCGCAAGCCGCCGACATGCTGGCCAAAGCGCAGACGGCGTATTTCAACCTGCTCACCGGCCAGCTTCCCTCGGGGGTGGAAACGCCGCAGTTGGGCCGGGTTACTTATACCGCCACCACCGCCGCCGATTTGCAGCGCCTGATCGACTATCTGCAAGGCGTGGTAGCGGGCAACGGCACCGACGGCACCAGCGCTAAAGTGCGCAAGCCATTCAGCTTTTTCGGTTGGCCATAAATGAGCCCGGTCCCGCAAAACGGCGCGCAACTCGTCCCGCGCAAGCGGGGTATGCTGGCGCGCCTGTTCGGTCCGTTGATGCGCGCGCAATCGACCGACGGCGGCTCCGACTACGGGATGGGCTACGGCTATGGCCGCTACGGCTACCGCGACACGCCTTATAGCGGCGCTTCGTGGATTCGCAAGCAGCTATCCAACTGGCTCCCGATCCGCGCCGCGGCCGACGCCGAAATCCTGAGCGACATGGGGACGCTGGTGGCGCGGTCGCGCGATCTCGACCGCAACACCGGCATCGCCGCCGGGGCGTTTCAGACCGTGCTCGACAACGTGATCGGCGCGGCGCTGCGCCTGTCGTGCTGGCCCGACTACCGCGGGCTCGGGAAGACTCCCGAATGGGCGGAAAGCTGGGGACGCAGCGTGGAAAGCCTGTGGAAGTCCTGGGCCGACACCACCGCGATCGATGTGGCGGGCAAGCTCACCTTCACCGGCCTGACGACGCTCGTCTACCGCTCGGTGCTGCAAAACGGCGAAGCCCTGGCGCTGCCTTTGTGGATCGACCGGCCGCAGACCTCGCAATTCAAGACGTGCCTGCAACTGGTCGATCCCGACCGGCTCTCGAACCCCGGCAACATGACGCCCACGCTTTGCCTGCGCGGCGGCGTCGAGATGGACAACTACGGTCGGCCCCTGGCCTATCACATCCGCAAGATTTCCACTTGGCCCGCCATGTTTTTCCCGGCGATCGGCGGCATTGCGGGCGAATGGGTGACGATCCCGGCCGAGACGGATTGGGGGCGGAAGCGCGTGCTGCACATCTATTCGCCCGACCGCGTGGATCAGACGCGCGGCAAGCCGCTGTTGACACCGGTAATCGAGCAATTCAGAATGCTCGACAGCTACCAGCGGGCGGAGTTGCAATCGGCCATCGTCAATGCGCTCGTGGCGGGCATTATTGAAACTCCGCTCGATCCCACGACGCTCTCGGAGATGGTGGGCGGCGACGCCAACGCCTACTTAGCGGCCAAGAACGAATACCGCGTGCAACTGGAGGGCGGCACCTTCATCCCGCTCTATCCCGGCGACAAGATGGTCCCGTTTGCGCCCGACCGGCCCGCGCCGCAGTTCGCCGCATTCTCGGAATTCGTGCTGCGCCAGATCGGCATCTCGATGGGACTGCCCTACGAGCAGTTGATGAAGGACTATTCGAAGACGAACTATTCGAGTGCGCGGGCGGCACTGCTCGAGTCCTGGCGCTACTTCACCACGCGCCGCTCCTGGCTGACGACGTACTGGGCGCAGCAGGTCTACGAATTGTGGTTCGAAGAGGCCGTGCACGCGGGGCTGATCGATGCGCCCGATTTCGACAACCGGAGCGTGCGGGCGTTGTACACGCGCGCCAAATGGATCGGGCCTGGCCGGGGTTGGATCGACCCCGTGAAAGAAGCCGAGGCCGCGCAAGTGCGTCTTGCGACCGGCATCTCGACGTTGGAGGCAGAATGCGCCGAGCAGGGATTGGACTACAACGACGTCATCGATCAGCGGGCGATCGAAAAACAGAGGTTGCAGGAAGCGGGGCTGTGGCAGGAGCCGACGACGCCGCCGAAGTCGTTCGGCTTCCCGGCGCAGCCGGAGGAGACGGCGGTGAGGGAGCCGACGTAGACATGCCGGAGGAGGAAAGCGCAGGCGACGTGCCGCTGGCGATGGAGGTATTTTCCGACGACCGTCTTTGGGCGATCACGCCGCGCGCCATCCAGGCGCTGGTGCGCACGGCGCGCCACGCCGATTTCGAGGCCGTGATTTCGCGCGTGGGCAAGCCGGTTGAAAACGGGCGCGATGTGGAGAACCACAACGGCACCGCCGTGCTCGACATTCGCGGCCCCTTATTCCGCTACCGGTCGATCTTCACGTGGCTGCTGGGCGGCACCGCGATCGAGGACGCGGCGATCGACCTGCGGGCGGCTCTCGACGATCCCGCGGTGCAATCGATTGTGCTCGCGATCAACTCGCCGGGCGGGCAGATCGACGGCATCAACGAGCTGGCCAACATGATCCGCGCGGCCACCGCGCAAAAGCCGGTGACCGCCTATGTGGACGGCCTGGCCGGCTCGGGTGCCTATTGGCTGGCGGCGGCGGCGGGCAAGATCGTGGCCGATGAAACCGCGCAACTGGGCTCGATCGGCGTGCTGGCGACGGTGGTCGATGATACGAACGCCGAGGAGCGGCGAGGCGTGAAGCGCTACGAGATCGTATCGTCGCAGAGCCCGCTCAAGCGCACCGACCCGGCGACCGACGAAGGCCGCGACCAGCTTCAGCAGATGGTGGATGCCATGGCGCAGGTGTTCATCGAAAAGGTCGCCAAGTTCCGGGGGACCAGCGAAGAACGGGTGGCCCGCGACTTCGGTCGAGGCGCGGTACTCCCGGCCCGCTCTGCCGTCGCCGTCGGCATGGCGGATTCGCTCGGTTCCCTGGAAGCGCTGTTAGGCGGAAGCGACGGTCCCGGCCCGATCCGCGAGATCCGAGACCGGGCGGGGCTGCGCGTGGCACTGGGCACCGCGCCGCGCCTTGAGGGCCAGTTGGACGAAGACGAACTGGAGAAGGAGACCGAGGACCAGCAGTTGAACAACGATCCTGGCTGCCCGCCCAGCGGCCAATCGCAGGACAAGGAAAACGGCGACGGCGACGAGGCAGACGAAGAAGAGGGAGACGAAAGCGAGGGAACGGAGCAGGAACCCGATGACCGGCCCGTTCCGAAAGGAGAAGGCGACTTGATTAAGCCAACTGAAGAACGGCAGCGGATCGCTGCAATTTTAACCTGCGAGGAAGCGCGCGGCCGGGAGGAGTTGGCCCGCTCGCTGGCACTCGAAACCAACCACACCGTCGATGCCGCGAAGAAACTGCTAGCGGCGGCTGCAGTCGCTCCGAAGCCCAACACTCTAGAAGCCAGGATGGGCCAGATCCCGAACCCCAAGGTGGGCATACCGGGCGATGCGCGCGAAGACGATTCGCCGGCCGCGGAGGTGCAGCGCATCCTGGCGTTCGTGCCCAAGGAGCGCAAGCGGCTGCACGTTCAGTAAAGGAGATTGATACATGGCAACACCTTCCGTTAATCCCATCAACGTGGCGAGTTTTCGCGCCGACACCTACAATTTCGATCCGCTGGTGGCGGGCGAAACGGTTTCGCAGAGCGCGAAGATCGCCGCTTCGCTCGGCGTGCTGAAGCGCGGCACGGTGCTGTTCGGGCCATTGTCGGGCGTCCCGATCACCACCTCCACCAACCTGACCACCGTAGCCACCGGGGCGGTGCAGCGTGTCATCCTGGCGCAGGACATCGACACCGGCACCGGCGCTGCCGTAACCGCCATCGTCTACACGCAGGGCAAGTTCCTCGACACCGCCATGACCTTCAGCGTGAGCGGCGCGGCTTCGGACGCGGCCAACCTCTGGGATTTCGGCATTTACGTGCTGACCGTCGAACAGCGGTCGGGCTTGCTGGTGCCGATGATCAGCCTCCCGGCCACGAGCGGGCCGCTGCCGCAGGCGCTTGCGACCAAAGACGCGGCGGAAGTTCTCAAAGAGCAGGTCGCGGCCATCAAGGCCGGCATCGACGCCTTGCGGCCTGCCGCGCCCGAACCTCCCCCGGCCAGGCACGAACCGCCCTGGGCGATCGCGGCCTACGGTGAGCGCAAGCTCACGGCAGAGGAGCAAGCGCACCAAAAAGCCGCCGAAGACGCCGCCGAACTCGCGGCCAAGCAAGCCAAAGCGCTGCGCGACCTGGAGGCCAAGCAAGCCAAGGAACTGGCCGACCTCTACCAGCAGCAGCAGCAGGAGCGGGCGCAGTTCGTCAAAAAGAGCGAGGAAGCACTCTCTCAGGCGCAGTCGCCGCCGCCCGCCAAGAAATAAAGCAACCAGGAAGCGCGGCCCGCCGTTCCTCTGGCACAGGCGGCGGGTCGCATGACCCATGAACACCCAGTGAAAGCGGAGGCAAGCCACCATGGCTGATGTCTTTAGTACGGATGTTTTGACTGCCGTGCTCCAGAGTTTGCTGGGCAACCCACAGTTCCTGCTCGATCGCTTTTTCGGCATCACGCAAGCCGAGGCGACCGAACAGATCCATTTCGACGTGATCCAGGGCAAACGGCGCGTGGCGCCCTTCGTTTCGCCGCTGGTCGAGGGGCAGGTAGTCGCAACGCAAGGATACGTGACGAACACCTTCACGCCCGCCTACGTCAAGGACAAGCGGGTCTTCGACATGAACCGGCCCTTGAAGCGCATGCCTGGGGAGCAGATCGGCGGGCAGATGACGCCTGCCGACCGTATCCGCGCGCTGATTGCGTTCGACATGCAGGACCAGTTGAACATGCTGCGCCGCCGCCTGGAAGTGATGTGCGGCGAGGTGCTGGCCACGGGCAAGAGCACGATTACCGGCGACAAGTACCCAACGCAGGTGATCGATTTCCAGCGCTCGGCGACCCACACCATCGTAGCCTCCACGCTGTGGAGCACCGGCACCGCCAAGATCCTCGACAACCTCCAGGACTGGGCACAGATCGTGTTGCAGGACACCGGCACCTTTCCCATGGACGTAGTGATGACTTCGGATGTCTGGAAGATCTTCCGCGCGGACTCGAGCATCACGCAGGTCTTGAACATCTTCCGCCGCTACACCGACGAGCCCAGCATGCAGTTTGCCGCCCAGGTGACCGAAGGCGGCGTGCCCATGGGCACCATCGAAGGGTTCAACATCTTCGTCTATTCCGGCTGGTACGTCGATCCGGCGACCGGCAACGAGGTGCCGATCCTGCCGGCCGGCACGGTGATCCTCTGCTCACCGTCGCTCGAGGGCGTGCAGGCATACGGCGCGATCCGCGACGAAGAGATCGGATTGCAGCCAGTGCCCTACTACGTCAAAAGCTGGATTCAGTACGACCCGAGCGTGCGCTACGTGATGCTGCAAAGCGCGCCCATCATGGTGCCCTTCCGGCCCAACGCATCCTTTATGGCCAGGGTTCTGTAGAGATCCGCGTGCCAGCGGAACGCGCCACGCGCCTCTGAATCGTTACTGGGGGTTCGGGGGCGCAGGCGCATCGAGGTGTTATGGCGACGAATCCTTTCATCGACTCCTACTTGCCGGACGCGTTCTGGCCCGCCGAGATCGCGACCTTCGGGCGGCAGGTCACCTACCTGCCGCAGGGAGACACGGCGCAGGCCGTCACCATCTCGGTGCTGTGGAAGGAGGGCGCATCGGACGAGGAGGTGTCGCCGGGGCGCTACAGCCACATCGACGTGCAGAATTCCGACCTCGCCGCGCCGCCCGCGCTGCGCGACACGGTCGAAGCGGACGGCAAGACGTATCAAGTGGTGCGCATCATGGCCCTGGCCGTCAAGTTCTCCGTGATCGTCCTGCAAGAAGCGGGGCCGGTGCTCTAATGGCGAACAGCGTGAACATCAAGGTGCAGAAAACGGGGCGCGTGCGCGGCCCGAATCTGAGCGATCCGCAACTGAAAGCGATCGGCGACAAGATGGTGGCCGAGCAGAAAGACCGCTGGTCGAAAGCGGTGGACGCTTCCGGCCAGCCTGCGCTGAAACTCTCGGTGCGCTACGCCATCATCAAGCAGGCCGTGCTGCACAAGCGTCCCAAACGCGACATGCGGATGACGGGCGCGACCATCGCCAACTTCACGCTGCGCAAGGCGGCGGCGGGCCGAATCCGCGCCGAGAATACGACACGCAAAGAGCGTGCCAAGGCGCTGCGCGCCAACGGCTACGACCAGATGATCGGCTTCGCGCTCACCGATGCGAAAGCGGTGTTCGACGAAACTACGGTGCAGTACGGGAAATACGTGAACACGGCGTGGATTCCGGTGGGGCCGACCAACCGTCGGCCATCCACGCTCAATATGCCATGACGATATGGGACGCCTGCGAGATCTGGTGAATGCGATGGCGACGACGCTGGGAAACATCCCCCAGGTAGTGGCGGCACTCGCGCCCGTCAATCCGATCCGGGCGTATATCGATTTGAACCCGACCGCCAATTCGGTGGATACGGCGATTTACCAGATGCAGCCGGGGCAGCTATTGGTGATCTGGACGGACTCGCGCATCGATCGCGGCGAAATGACCAAATATACGCACGTGGTGGAAATCTGCGTGCGCGCTCTGCCAGATCAATCCGATCTCGACCTGATCGACACCATCATGGCGGGCGTGCCGGTGCCGGGCGACGGCCTGGTCTGGCGCTATTGCCCCATTCTGCCGGGGCTCCTAGTTACCGAAGTGACGGCGACTGGCCGGCGCACGGACACCGAGGGCGTGGACTACGGAGTAATTTTGACGGAAACAGCCGAGACGGGCGACTGGCCGAGCCCGTGAGGTTTAGGAGGTGAATGATTATGACGCCGCCCAAAGCACCGATTCCCCAACCGCCGCCGCCGGGCGTGGCTGCACCCCTGGCGGGACCGACATCTTGCCCCGCCAACGTCCAAGAGACGCAGATCGCATTCGGCTTCAAGCCGCAGACGGACGTGCCGACCGCCAACGTCATCACGGATCTGTGGAGCCTGACCAAGGTCAACCCGGCGCTCTCGGCGGTGAACCCGGTCAACGAAACCAACGCGCTCGATATCGGCAAGGGCAACGAATTCCCGAGCCAGGTCTTTCCGTCCTATCAGGACGCCAGCGTGGCTCTGGAGAAATACGTTTCGAGCGAATTCATCGCGTGGCTGTTCTGCTTCTCGACCGGCAAGGCCACCAAGACCGCCGCGGGCACCGGCTGGACATACGCCGCCGTGCCCAACGACCCCGCGGTCAATTGCATCAACCTGCCCTGTTTCACCTACGACGAGCTGATCCGGCCCTCGCCCAATTCGGTGGTGGACCGGGCGCTGGTGGGCTGCGTGGTGGGCGATTGGACGCTCACCATGTCGAGCGGGCCGGGGCGCGCCAACTGCCGCGTGGCTTGCACGCTGCCGGGATCGGGGCACGTGCAAACGCCCGGCTTGACGCCGCTGCCGACCGTGACGGCGGAGCATTTCCTGAACGCGGCGGGCGCCTCGATCACCATCAACGGCATCGACTACGTGCTGTCGCAGACTTTCATGAGCCTGGAGTTCCGCTGGAACAACAACGTGCGGCTGGATACCGGCCTCTATCCCGGCTCGGGCACGCAGAACGGCTATGCGGTCAGAGGCCGCATGGAATACGGTATCCGCGAGATGACACTGAGCTTCGTGGCGCGCGCGCAGAAAGGCTCTCAGGAATATAACAACCTCATCAACCAGACCGAAGGGCCGGCCACGTTCGGGGTCAAAGGCGCTTCGATCGACGCCAGCAATTTCCACGGCTTCACCATCACCCTGCCGCGCACGCGCATGCAGAGCGTGATCAACGGCGACGACAACAACATCGTGACCGTGCAGTGCGGCGTGACGGCATTGCAGCCGACCGATGGGGTGACGCCTATCATCACCATGTCGGCCACCACCACGCACGACGCCATTCTGGGGCTCTAGAAGAGCCTGAGTGTTTTCTTATGGTCTGCGTCGGTTTCGAGGCACTGGGTTTGAACATGGTCCGCGTCAGGCATATTGACCGCGCACATATAGAAACCGCGCAGCTTCACGCCGAAACTGTTCTCAGCATCGACGTACGTCGTCACCGCGTAGCCTCCGTCCTGATCGCCCAGGCGATCGGTGTGCACCAGCTCATCGTGCCGGTAGCAGTTGGGGAACTCCGCAGTCTTGGGGGCCTTGAGGGCACTCCGAATGTGGTCATGAGCCGCATCGCAGGCTTTCCAGCGAACCTTTGGCGAGTCCTTGGGCGGCTCTCCCGCAAGCAGAAACTTGCAGCAAATCAGGGCAAATATGATTTTGTGCATAACAATACTATTGTAGCGAATTAGCCTAAGTCCCACAGGGTGAAAGGGATACGCCATGTTCGATCCAAATACCACGATTACGATCGGCCTCCGCACCGCCGCCGGCAAGACGGACATTACGGTGCGCTGGCCCACCGACGAGGAATGGGGTGTGCACCGCCGGCGGCGCAAGATCCTCAGGCGCAACCTGGGCCGCGGCGTGAGCGAGGACGAGATCGACAACTCCGAAGGCGACACCAAGCTCTACGAGGCCATCAAGCTCAACGGAGCACCGCAGCTCACCGTGGCCGAAGCCACGCGCATCGTCGAGACGATTTCGACCTGCGACGTGCTGGGCGTGGATCTGCACGCCGAAGACGCCGAGATACGGCTCAACACGCTGTTGTGGGGCGAGTTCCGGCATACTATCAGGATTCCCACGACCGACGAGGTGCGTTCGCTGCAGCGCGCGACCAAGGTGCTCACGCACCCTTACAACGTGCAGGAGATCCGCACCAATCTCGAGTCAAGCGCCGCGCTGTGGGATAAGTGCGGCGGGCGCGGCGACGGGTATCTGGGCGCGGTGCCGAATATCCATAAAGACGTATCCATCCGCGCGGTCATCGCGGCGATCGATCAAGAGGTGCTGCCGAAGTATGACGAGACAAATTTTTAGCGGGCGCGGGCGGCTGGCCGGACTCGCCGTCGCCGCGCTTCATCTTCCACCGCATGCTGCGCCGCGACCAGCTTTGCCCCGGCCCTACCGAATGCCCCGACGTGCTGATGCGAGACCTGTGGGTCGGCAAGGACGCCGCGCGCTGCGAGGAGTGCCCGCTGTCGCAGTTGGACGACTATATGGCGTCGCCCGCAGGACAATTGATCTCGCAAACCATCGACCTGGATTTCGCGCTGCAAGCGGGGGTGTCGGTTAGCCTTTCCGATATCACCTACCCGGAGTTTTTGTTGCTGCGCTTTCTTTCCGAGGAGCGCAACCGCTACCAAGAGGAAGCGATGAAGAAAGCGACGCGCCATGGCCGCTAACAACATCTACATCCAGGTCGATTTCAACAGCCAGACGGCGCAGCAGAACGTTAACGCCCTCAATCAGTCCATCGCCCAGACCGGCCCCACCGCCCAGAAGAGTTCGCAGCAGGCGACCCAGGCGGTGAACTCCGTGAGCGTCTCGGTTCAGCACACCACGCGCGCCTTCGGCGAATTGACCACGGCGCTGGCGGGCCTGGGGGTGGGGCGCGTGGTGGCCGGCATGGTTCAGATCGCCTCCGAATTGGGCCGCGCGCAGCAGATGATGACGTATTTCATCGGTTCCGCCGAGGACGCGAGGAAGGTCTTCGAAGAGATCCGCGCGGTGGCCAACCAGGGCATTTTCAGATTTAAGGATCTGGAAGAGACGGGCCGCCGGCTGGCCGGGTTCGGCATGCAGGCCAAGGAGATCCCGGCCACGCTCAAAATCATCACCGACCAGGTCACCGCCATGGGCGGCTCGATGGAGGACGTGAACTCGATCGTGGCTATCTTCGGCCGGGTGATGGCCAAGGATTTCGTCAGCGCGATGGACCTCATCCGCAAGCTGCCCGCTGAAGGCGTGAAGGTGATGACCGCGCTGAAACAGGCAATGAGCACTCAGTTGGGCCGCGACGTGAGCACCGAGGAAGTAAAGAAATACATGAAGGAAGGCGTGCTCGACCCAATGGAAACGCTGCGCACGATCCTTCAGGGCATGAAGCAGCAGACCGGGGGCGCGGGTGCTTCGGTGAACGACGCAGCCAAGTCTTTCAAGGTGCTGGGCGATCAAGCCGTTTATGCCGCGACGGAACTGGCGGGTCCGAAAGGTTTCGGTCCAGCCATCGAGAATCTGGCGCGCGAACTGCAAAACTTGGCCGCGCCGCTGGCCGGGGTGATCGCGCAGATCGAACAACTGCCGGAGGAGACCAAGGAGCGCATCGTCAATATCGCCGCGCTGACGGCGGCGTTCACGGCCCTGGGGACGGCACTCGGCATCATCGTGGGGGTAGCGGAGCCGCTGCTGGGCTTGGTGGGGACGCTGGGCAAATTGACGGTCGCGCTGATCAGTCTCAATCCCGAACTGATTGCGGCGGCCGTGGCCATAGCCGCGCTGGCATTTGCCATTTACAAGTTCTCTTCTACCGACGCGCTGAACAAGATCGGGGACGCGATCGCTAAGCTGGGCGAAAAATTCAAAGACTTCAACCTCGTGCAGGAGGATGCGATCGACAAGTGGGTGCTCAAGCATTTGGGCCTGGGCGACCTCAAAATGCCGAGCGAAAAAGACGTGAAGAAGGCGGTCGGGGACTGGGTCGGCGAATTCTCCAAAACGCTCAAGGACAAATTCGCGGAGTTGGCCGCCGAAGGTCAGAAATTGATGGGATCGATCTTCAAGCCGCCGCCCGAAGCCGCGGGCGGATATGCTGGCGTGATTCCCGGAACCGCATGGCCGATCGGCCCCATGCAAGCCGGCACCACCCAGGTATTGAAGGAGAACCTCCCCGAGAAGCTGGAGGAGGTGCAGCGGCACGTCCAGGAATGGTCGGACCAGGCCGGCAAGACGCTGCTCCAGGCCCTGAACTCGCCGGCTGAAGCGGTGCTCGTGAAATACCGGGACCTGTTCAACAAGCTGGAAAAGATGCTCCAGGAGAAGGTCATCACCGGGGAGGACGCCGCCAAAATACGGAGAGAGCTATTGGACGCCCGAGCTTTGGAGACGGAAGCCAAGTTATTCGAAAAGAAAAAGCAGGATATCGCGGAGCAGACCAAGCTCGACGTGGAGCGGATCAAGGGGTCGTACGAAGCACAGATCGCTTATATCGAAGCGCTCGACGAGCAGGACCTGCGCAAGAAGGTGGCCGCGATCGACCGCATCACCGATCTGCGCGTCCGCTCGGCGCAGGCCGTGGCCAAGGTCGAGGATAACCAGCTACAGCAGGTTTTCGAAGCACAGAAGCTGCTGCTCGAAGCCAACCGCGAATTATTCGAAAAGGCCGGGATCGACGTGGACGAAGCCATTGCCGCGCGGCACGCCGAGATGGTCGCCAAGCAGCAGGTGATCGACCAGAAGGCGTTCGACGACGCTCAGAAATACCGGCTGGAGGGCTGGAAGAAAGCCAACGACGCCATCATCGAGGACCAGAAGCGGGTCTACGAAGTTTTCAAAAGCGGGTTCGACGAGATCTTCGACGCCTTCACCCAGAAGACCAAATCCATCGGGCAGGCCCTAGGCGACGTATTCAAGAAGCTGGCACTGGGCGAGGCGCGGAATCTGTTCAGTTCGCAGGCGGCGGCGTTTGCCACCGAAGCTGCGGGCTACGGGCGTCCCACCGAGCAGATCACGCGCGGCGGCGGCATTTTAAGCGTGCTGTTGGGACGCGGGATGCCGCCGCGACCGCCGGGACCGCCGCCCGAATCCTACAACCCGGCGCGGGGGGAAGGTGGCGTCACCTTCCCTGAAGCGGGCGGCAAGGGCAGCGCGAGCCGCATCGCCGACGCTGCCGGTGTATATAACGTGTCGTCGATCGTGTTCAGCAATGCGGTCAATCGGTTCTCGGATGCGACTATTTCGCACCAGGGCTCTGCCGATCGCATGGTGGAGTCGAGCGCCGACATCAGCGAGGCCAGCGACGCGATCCAGAAGGCCAGTTCCGCGACGGGCGTCTCCGAGCCGCTGCTGCGGGCCGTGGCGCGGGCGGAGTCGAACCTGATACCGGGGGCGATCGGGCCTCTGACCCGAAGCGGCGAACGGGCCAGGGGGTTGTTCCAGTTGATGCCCGGAACCGCGGCTGATCTCGGGGTCACCGACCTGTTCAATCCATACCAGAGTGCCCTTGGCGGCGCGCAATACCTTCAGAAACTGCTCACCCGCTATGGCGGCGATATCCCCAGTGCGCTGGCCGCTTACAACATGGGACCGGCGAAATACGACCGGTACATCGCGCGGGGGCGCGCACTCCCAGCCGAGACACAGGCATACGTGGCCCGTGCGCTGAGCTATATGGCTGCACCAGAAGCGCCGACCTTCACCGCGCGCGCCACCCGCGAATTTCCGATGCCGCCCGGTTTCTCGGTCCAGGCCGGGCAGTTGACCTATAGCCCGACGCTCGCAGCGGCGCAGATGCCCGAGCTGCCGCCGCCGCCGGATATTTTCGGAGGCGCGGTGACGGCGGGCGCCACGCCGTCGGAGATCGCGCAGGCCAAGCAGGCCGGCATTCTCACGCGCATTCCCGGCGTGCTGGGAACGAGCGTGGGCACCATGGGGGGCGGCGGCGGGACGACGCAAGCGGGCTTGGGGAGACTGATGCACCTTCAGAACCTCAAAGACCTCTTCGGCATTGGAGGCACCGCTGCCGGCCGCACCACGCTCGGCAGCGTGCTCACCTCCCGCGGCGTGGCGGATCTCTCGGCCATGGCCGGTATGGCACTAATATCGGCGGGGGTGAGCCGCAGAGCCGCGCCGCTCACCGTCGCGGGGGGTGCGCTGGCGGGAATCAAGCTGGGCCAGATGATGGGCATGGGCTGGCTGCAAGGACCGTTGACGGGCGCGGGGCTCGGTCTCTTCATGGCGGGCGTACAGCGTGGCGGGTTCGGCGGTATGGCGATGGATATTGGCGGCGGCGCGTTGGCGGGCGGCATGATCGGGCTGCGGTTTGGCGGGCCGATGGGGGCGGCGATCGGGGCGGCGATCGGCGCGGGCGTAGGCGCGATTACCGGCATCGTGCGGTTGTTCGTCAAGACCGAGCAGGAAAGAATCCGGCAGCAGATCAAGCAAGTTTACGGCATCGATATTTCGAACCGCGGAATCCTGACGCAGATTCAGCAGATCATCGACCAGAAATACGGCGGCAGCGTGTCGGTGGGCGTGCGGTCGGAGGAGATCCAGGATCTGGTGCGCCTGTATGCGCTCTCGACCGGCCAAGCGGCGAATATGCCGCGCCCCATGTATGCGGCGACGATCGCGCAATCCACGCAAGGCTTGCAGCTTCAGCCGGTCTATCAGGGCGGCGTGCAGGTACAGAATCCGTACACCGGCCCGACCACCTACCAGTACCAGTCGGCGGTCGCTTCGGCCATGGGTCTGAGGGCAGGCACGAGCCTGGGCGTGCCCGGAGCCTCCGGCCTCATCACCGATCAATGGCAAAAGCTGATGGTGCAAACCATCCAAGGCAACCCCTCGGCGATCGCCATGGCCAATTCGGCGGCGGCGTCGGCCGGGGACAGCCGCCTGACCACCACGCAGGCGATGCAGGAACCGCTGACACTCTTAAGCTGATATGCCCGGCAACCTCACTCCCGCGCAGCCGACCGACGTGATGCCCGCCAAGCTCTCGCGCGCCTTTCATGAGGAGATGCACCTCGAGTGCGACCTCAACATGTACCCGGACGGATCGAGCGACCGCAACGCGCTGGCGCAGAACAACCGGCGCTATTTCACCATGCAGCAGATGCTGGTGCCCGACGACTGGCAGGCGCTGCGCACGTTCTTCTACAACCACCAGGGCCGCGCGTTCTACTTCTACAATCTGCGCGAGACGGTGCCGCCGTTTAGCTGGGACCCGACCGGCCAGAACACCGTCGGGCGCTACACCGTAGCTTTCGACGGACCCTGGACGGAAACCTACGGCCATGAACGCGGCCAGATCACCAGCGGAAGCTTCGGCGCCACCGTGAGCCTCGGGCTGCGGGAGATCACATAATGGCCGGCGCGCTGATCCTGGCGGGACCCGCCTTACAGGACTCGCTCGGGCCGATCCCGATTCCCACGCCGCCCACCATCGGAGCGTTTCCCATCAAGCCCGACTGGGGAACGGGAGCCGACTACGAGCCGCCAATCGTCACCCACACTTTCAGCCAGGCGGGACTCAAGACCGAGCAGCGGTTCCTGATGGCACCCTACGGGCCGCGCCGCTTCCGTTTCGCCAAAAACCATTTATCGTGCCGGGAATACGACGACCTCAAGGCGCACTGGGAGCAGGCGCAGGGCGTGTATGCGCTTTTCCCGCTGGTGATGTACGAGCCCATCGGGCAGACCACCTACACGGTGCGCTACGGGGACCCGACGCTCGCCTTCGATCACATGGTGGCGCTGCTGACGCAGGGACCGGGCATCACGTTCCTGGAGCAGCCCGAAACCACGGTGGCTTACACCTCGCGCGTGCGGCTCAACCGCTTCCCCGATGCATCGCTCACGACGGCCTTGCAGAGCGAGTTTCAGCAGATCATTCCCCTCGTCAGGATCACGGCGCGCGACGGCGCGACCATCCTCTACGTATCCAATCAGCGGTGCACGATCGACGGCCAGTTGTTTTTGCCGCGCATGCTCGACTGGAGCGGGATTTCGCAGACGCTGGGCGAAAGCTCCGACGCCGGCAGCTTCAATTTCGGCAATGCCGACGGCGTGTGGACGAAGCTGGTGAATCAGGTGAGCCTCTATGCGGCGGCGGTCCAGTTGACGCTCTACCACGTGCAGGACCAATCCCTGCTCGACCTGTGGGCCGGGTACATGACCAACTGGCAGTTCGACACCAGCGGCAAATTCCAGATCAACGTGGCCGACGGCGTCTTCCAAATGACGCTGCCCTATCCCTCGCGTAAGGTGCTGCGCACCTGCTGGAAGGTCTACAAGGGCCGCTGGTGCCCCTCGACCAGCGCGTTTACCGACTGCGACAAATCCTACGACGCCTGCGTGGCGCGCGGCGTGCCGCATTCCTTCGGCGGCGTGGTCTTTCCGCCGCAGGCCGTGCGCATCAAGGACAATTCGACGGGCGTGTTCGGCTTCGGGCGGTCCTCCATGACGAGCGTGAGCGTGGTGCAGGATACCGTCTACCAGCGCCCGCTGCAAGAGGTTTTCACCGACGAGGCGATGCTGGTGAATGCGGACGTAGCCGAAGGCCGCGACGAGAGCGACTTCTACGCGGCGCTGGGCATCGTGGGCGAAGGGCCGATCACGACCTACAACCCCGATCTGATCCGGCATAAGCTCGACGGCCAGCCGCCGCACGATCCGCTGCGCGGCGCGGGCTTCCGCGCCTTCACCGGCACTGAGCCTTCCGGCCCCTCAGACTTCGTGGGGATCTCCGAGGCGGGGCCGGACGGCAAGTGGTTCAACCCCGACTTCACGCCCTACATTCCGAAAGGTTCGACCTGGGCGGGCGGCATCGCGCTCTGCGAGATCCGGCGCACCGACCAGAAAGGCCTCCAGCTTTCCTCGGTCTCCGATCACCAGATGGTGGTGAGCATAACTGGGGGCCTGGGCGGCTGGGCCTGGGGAAGCGGCCCCGGCGACCGCTACTGGGTTCCGCTGCTGCACAACTCCGTCTGGGTCGCGATCAACGTGTATCTGCGGGCGATCGGCCTGCGCGTCGATCCCTCGAACCAGGACGCGATCACCGCCCAGGAGATGGAGCGCTACTTCGATGTGAACCAAGCCATCCAGATGGCAGCGATCTGCGACACGCAGGTGCCCAAGCTCATTGGGTCGGGCAACGAATTGCAGTTCCCGTTTCGCGGCGTCCTCAAGGAGCAGAAGCCGGTGCGCGACTGGCTGCGCGAGATCCTCAACTGCTGCGCCGGCAATCTGGTCTTTTCGAACGGCAAGCTGTGGCCGATCGTGCGTGTGAACTCGAGCGTGCTGGCGGGCAACGGTTTCACCGAAGCCACCATCCTCTTCCGCAGCCTGGCCGTGGCTCCGTTGCAACCGAGTTTCAACTGGCTCGTGGGCCAGTTCGGGGACGAGGAGTACAACTGGCAATTGAACAACTGCACGGTCTACGACATCGATCATGCGGGCTACCTGGGCACGCCCGAATCGCCGCAATATCTGGTGCAGAACATCAACTACGTGGGCGTCTCCAATCTCAGCCAATGCGCGCGGCTCATCACCACGCGCCTGCGCGAGGAGATCGGCGGGCTGCGCTCGGGCTCGGGGCCGCACGGCACCGACAGCGGGATCAACGAACAATTGATCGCGCGCAATTTCCAGTTCAAGAGCACCGTGCTGGCTCTCGGCACGCAATTGGGCGATATCGTCTCGCTCACTCATTCCGCGCTGCCTTACAGCGGCTACGCCGAAGGCCGCGTCAGCCGCTGGGCCTTCAACCCCGATTTCTCGATCGATTTCCAGGTCAGCTCGACCACCGACGATATGTACGACCTCGTGGTGGGTCCGAAGCCGGTGGACGTACTGCCGCCGCCCGCGCCGCCCGAATTGCTGCAATCGCCCACGGGCCTTGCCTGGCTGCCCGACGAGCTTGCGCCGGTGGCCGGCGATCCGGTCTATCCGCCCTGGGAGCGCACCTTCGATCTGTGGCAGGAATACGAGATCTCGACCGACGGCGTCTGGGTGCCGACCATCTGGGTTCAGGGCAAGATGACCATGAATCAGTTCTCCTCGAACACGCAGCCGCGCATCCTCGAAATCGCGCTAGCCGCGGGAGGGAATCTGGACGGGCCGATGACGGTGTACGCGGCGGTGACGCAGCGGGACGATAACGGCGAGCCTTCGGTGCCATCGAACCTGACGGCCATCTGGATCGCGCCCGACCTCAAAAGCCAGCAGGTCGAGCTGACGGTGGTTGCCTCGACCGATGCGGTGCTTACGGGCTACGACGTTTGGGCGGCAAGCGACCGGCGGCAGATCGCGCTGCAGTTCGGCGGCACCGGTGCCCCGCCCGGCACCATCTCGATCCCCGGCCCCATCCACCAGATGACCAGGGGACTGCCCGAAGGCGCGGCGACGAGCGTCAAGATCCAGGCCAAGCACGTGTATCACGCCGGGATCGCGGGCCTGCTGGTGAACGGCGTGACCGCCCCCAATAAAATCCTGTGCTACGACTTTCTGAACTCCACGGACAACTGGATCGGCCAATACGTGTTCGTGTGCAGCAACGTCGCGGGCGAGGTGCCGCTCTGGAATTTCAAGGTGACGGCATTCGATCCCGCGACCGGGACGCTGACGGTGACGCCGGATTGCGTGACCGCCGACCCGCAGCAATCCGTGCAGGTGGGCGATGTGCTGATCGTCTATGCCCAGGCCACCGCCGCCGATGCCAATTCGATCACCAACACCATGTGGGACAACAGCGTCAACCGGCAGCAGTTTCCAGGGTCGGCCGGCATGAAGCCCGGCGATGAAAAAGGCCGCATCGTGCGCATCCTGCGCAATACCGGCGCGGGGCAATGGCGTTATGTCACGGACAACGATGCTCACACGCACCAGATCTCGCCGCCCTGGGACGTGGTCCCCGATACGACCTCGCTATTTATCGTGGAGGCACCGGATTGGCTCGACCCCAGCGAGACATCGGAGATCCACGCGCCCAGGCCCGACGTGACGATCCAGCTTCACACCGAGGTGCCGAACCTGAGCGACGAGGTGGTGCTCGTGGGCGGCTACCTGATCGATCGCGACGGCCATCAGACCGACGATGGCTTTGCCGTCTACCGCATGATCTACGTCTTCGGCCAGCCGCCCACGGTGCGTGTGCTGGGGCCTGGCGCGGGTCCGTTCGCTCTCGCCGTCACCGATCAGACTATCCGCGCCGATACTTCCGCCAACGACGTCACGCTCACGCTGCTGCCTCTCGCGGACTACCAGGGGCGGGGCTTGCTGGTCTTCAATGCGGGGCCGTTCGCGACCATCATCGTCACCACCGCCCCGGACAAGTTTCCCGACGGGAGTACGCAGTTTGCCATCTCGGCCGCGGGCGGCACCGCGCGCATCACCGCTGGAGGGATCTACAGCACATGAGAAAGACCATCGTCCTGAACGACCCGAAAACGCGGATCGCCAAGCCTCACCGCCCCAAGGCCGCGCCCGCGCAAGGGTCCTGGATCATCGAGGCGGGCGGGGGTGGCGGCGGCGGCGCTGGCGGCGTGCCCGCGCCTCCGGTCCAGACACCTCTTACAGCAGAGATATTCTGGCGCGGCGATCACACGGTTGAAGTGGACGTGCCTTGGACAGCGGCTGTGTCGGCCAATGCGCAGAATTTTGCTGGGGTTTACGTCTATCTGGAAGATCCCGATATTTCGAGCGGCGCGAACGGGCCGATGGACGGCGCGGCGGTGGCGCTCGACGCCAGCGCTCAGGTCAGCGGTGACTGGGCACCGGCGTTCCAGAATATCTCGACTAAGTCGCCAGCCGTGGTGTTTCCCAACGGCGACAAGAGCTATCAGACCGAGCGGAAAGTGCGGATCTATCTGGCTGCGTACGGGCCTTATTCGCAGCCGCAGCTAGTCCGCGCGACCGACCCGAACCCGACACCGAACGTCCTGGTGGACATTCCGCTTGGCAGAGGCCAAGGCGAAAGCGGCCAGGAATATGCGTTCCTGGTGACCAACGTGCGCGTCGATGTGAAGACCGACTACAACCGGGCCGATCCGCAATACACCCTCACGTTCTTTTACGATCCCCCGGACCCGACCGCGCCCGTACCGCCTGGGATGAATCGCTTCGGCGGGTGCCGGATCATTTTCGTCTACGAGGACGCGAGCGGCAATCCGCAGTTTCCCGGCACCGACACGGGCCTCGACGTGCCGGTGGCGCAGTCGCAGAACGGCTTCAACTCCCCGGCCTATGCGCCCGGCCCGACGAATAACAAGTTCCGCGCCTACTTCTGCTCGGAAGACGACTCGCAGCCCTTGGGAAACCACATCAATTCGCTGGCCGAAGGCGTCACACCGTACGCCGAAGTAACAGTGCCACACGCGCCAGGCGCGCCCGCCGTGACGGACTTTACGATCTC